CCTTACCCAGAGCCACCGAGAAGATCTGCGTGAACCACGTATAGATCTCGTTGGTGCCGATATTGCTGGTCGCTCCATCCTCAATGGGAGCAGCCATAAAGCCACGGGTCATTGTCAGTGGGCCGAAGTCAGATTGGCCTGGCATCTTCCTCGTTGTGGTGTTGTTCCCGCCCTCCCTATATGGGATGACTTCGTTGTTCACCGACAACCCGGACACCGCCATGAATCCCATGCGAGCCAGGTTCTTCAACGGATCACTGGGATGGTTGATGGCAACCCGGTAGCGGAAGTTCCGTAGGGGATCGGAGTTGAGTCCTCGACTGGTCATGGTGTACTCCTTACGTGGTGGAAACCGAGACGCTCTGCCCGCCAGCCCACTGGCTGACGTGAATGATCACGAACTCGGCGGGGAACTGGAGAGCGACACCGACTTCGACGTTGATGATGCCCTGCTGGATCGAGGACTGTGGGTTGTTGCTGCTGTCGCAGAGCACGTAGTACGCCTGCGAGGAACTGACACCCTGCAACCCACCGCTCTGCCAGAACTGATCCAAGAACTGGGTGAGCACCGAAGTGATCAGGTTCCACAGGATGTAGTCGTTCGGCTCAAAGACTGCGAACTTGGTCAGGGCCACCATCTGGGTGGACAGGTAAATCAGTGACCTTTCCACCGACACATAGCGAGTGATCAGGTAAGGCGACAACGTGCGCGCTCCCCAGACCACGATGCCCGAGCCAGGCACGGAGATGATGGGATTGACATTGGCCTGGGTCAGGTTGCCCAGGTCAGTGTTGGTGCAGACGTACTCCAGCCCATAGGCCCCGAGCAGGTTGGCACCGAGACCAGCCGGGGCCTTGGCGACTCCCCTGCTCTGGTCAGTGGCGACGTACAACCCGGCGATGAAACCTCCAGGTGGTACCAGGCGCGTGATGCCTGGCTGCGGTGAGTACGGGTCCGAGATCTGCACCTGGGGGTAGTACACCGCCGCCTGAGCACTGGCCGGGAGGCCGGAGGCGCCCTGCACCCAGGAGATCATGCTGGCGGGATTCATGCTGGGCGGGCAGTCCACCACCACGAAGCCATTACCACGGCCCTGGGCGTAGGCGATGACGTTGGACAGGTCAGCCGCCGTGGTCATCCCCGGCATGTTGATGATGAAGGGTTGATCCGGGTACTGATCCAGTTGCTGAAGAGCAGTGATGATGTCGGTGGACAGGATGGCCGTACCGTCAGTGCCTCCGGTCAACTGCTGAGAGGAACCGGTGACCGCGGGGTTGTTGGACGGGGCCGTGGTGGTGGAAGCCAAGTCCTGAAGCCGAATGTACTTTGATCCGGAGTAGGGGCTGTTGACGACGTTGAGGGCGTAGTTGCTCTGGCCGTAGACGGTGGACCCCTGCGTCATGGAGAGGTTGTTCCACTGCTCCACCACGTTCTGGGGGCCATTGCCCATGTACTTCACCACGATGTTGAAGCTCAGGACATTCTGGGTGGCGTCCAGGATGGTGCCGTTCGTGATATCGATGTAGATATTGTTGCCCCACACACCTTGGTTCGCAGCATTAACCTTGAGGGTGGGCAGGGGGGTGGTGGCGGCCCGGTCGTTAAAGCTGTGAGAACCAGCCAGAGGGCCTTGAGCATCCAGGCGGATGGCCCGGATGATCATGGCACTGGTACCGCCAGCCGAGAAGTAACAGAAGACCGCCAGCTTCACTGCGCTGGGCGGATAGGCGGTCTCAAAGCCTCCGTACTGGTTGACGAAGTCTTTCCAGGAGTTGACGATGGTGGGGACGGTGGGGCCACGGTTCAGGACACCACAAAAACATGCCGCCGCCACTCCCGGAGTGGTGCCGATATAAGTGGGGAAACCTGACGTGTCCACATAGACGCCGGGACGGGTGAGGGTGGGCATTTTTTACTCCCTTGGTGTCACTTGAGATTGACCGGGGATGCTGCTGTCGAGCAGCGTGTTGTCGAGGGCGTTGATTTGGCCTGGCCCCCACACCACCTGATGGCCGTGCATCTCCAGAATGGTCAGGGCGATGTGTCGCACCCTTGTAGTCAGCAGAGAGACGGGATCCTCCACCTCTGTGGAGATCCGGAGTTGGTAGATCTGGCGGAAGAGCCGCTTGTCGGTCTCCATACTGTTGGAGCGGGTGGTCCCCATGACGGTGATCCTCCGCACCGTGCCGCCCGGACACTCCATCTGGGCGAAGCGAGGGTGGAGGCGGTCCATCGCCAGGTTGGCGCTGATCTGGCTGATGTGCTGGTTGATGCGGGCACTGGCCGTGACCACGTAGTCGAAGTCCATGGGGATGGGGTACTCCATCATCGCCGCGCCCCCCAGCGGGATGTTCTGGAGGTAGCGGTAGAACACCGGCACCTGGCCCCGGTGCTCGCGCTCATGGGCCACGCGCTCGCCTACGAACTGGATCTGAATATTCGGATAGGTGATGCGCCGTTCCTCACGCTCTGGGTTGAAAAACCACACCGGCACCGGACGAGGCGTGGAGGGGCTGGCGTTGAGGTCGGTGACCGTCACTCCCTGGAGCAGGGTCTTGAGGCCCATGTCCTCTTCGGTGTAGAGGCCCAGGAAGGGAGGGTTGGCGACGGTGTCGTAGGGCGGGTTGACCAGGGTCATCCGGTACCTGCCTTCTCCATGGCCGCGTGGAACGCGGTCTCCACCTCACCGGACTGCTTCGCCAGGTCGAAGGCCACGTCCTTGAGGGCGTAGATCTCATGCATCTTGTCCACGGCAGCCTGCTGAGGGTTGCTGATGGACTCAGGCAGACCCACGTAGACGTTGGCCTCGTTGCTGAAGACGTGGAATCGGTCGATGACGAGATACCGGTAGGGGGCGATGCTGGCCTCACCATGGCCTAGCTTCTTCATCCGGTCCAGCAGCAGATCCCCGGCCTTACAGGCTGAGGGGACGGTGGCCTGGCTCATTTTCTTGTAGGCGGCAGCCGCCTTTCCCACCAGGGTCACATCTGCTGACTTGACGCAGTTGAATAAAGAGGACGGCATGCTTCCTCAAATGGCTAGGCATTTTTTAGCAATACAACACACCGACGTTGGCAGGCCGGATAGGAGCAATGCTAGGTCCGGGTGTCGCGCCCCCCTTGACCACCCGAACGTAGCCTTGGGATGTGCCAACGGTGTCAGGGTCCAGCAGCCAGTCGGGTCAGAGCGGAATGGGAGTGCTGGCGACAACCACCACTCCAGGCAGCACCAAGGTCTCCGGGCTGCCGAACCCCTACGACATCACCGCAGGCCAGCCGGGGCAGTACCCCGACACCGATCAGGGCCTCCCCTACCCTCCTGTTGATCCCTCTTCGACACAGCGCATTGCTCAGTTGGCGAGGCTCCGGCTGCGGGATCTGCCCCGGCCTTTCCTGTGCCGTCAGACCTGCTCCGGCGCCGCCTGGCGGTTTGAGCTACCAGTAGAGAACGTGTCGGCCCCGAACCTCCAGGTGGTGCTCACCGACACCACTCAGGGAGGTACTACCGGCCTCACCCTGGGCACCGACTTCATGCTGGACGAACACGGTGGTGTCCTGGTGTTCAACACGGCTCCTCCGGGGGGCGTGCTCATGGTGGCGCAGGGCACCTACTACCGCGACTTCCTGCCCGCCGAGCTTGACCTCTACGTGCGGACGGCCTACATCCAGCACACCTACGGGGCCGAACCGACCGGTGACCTCGACATGGGCTTCCCGCCTCCACCAGGGCCTCCACCCCTGGGTACTACCGGCCAGCCCGCCAGCTATGGCACGCCCGCTCCCATGATGATCAGCGAGGTGGAGGAGTATCCCATCTCGATCCTGGTCACCATCATGGCCCTATGGGATATCGCCGTGGGCCTGGCCCAGCAGCATGATGTCCATACCCCAGACGGCGTCACGATCCCCCTGAGCCAGACCTTCCAACAGGTCACCGGCATGATCGGCCAGCTTCAGAACCAGTACCTGGCCCTGTCGAGCGCCCTGGGCGTGGGCCTGTACCGCATCACGCAGTCGCGCCTCCGGCGCATGTCGCGAACCACCAAGCGGCTGGTCCCCATCTACCGCTCCAAGGAGTACGACGATCTGACCTGGCCCCAGCGAGAACTGCCGCCCGTCGATGTCACCCAGAAGATATACACGTACCAGGGCACCTGGGATCCCAAGCGCGACTACAACCCTCAGGATCTCATCGACTACGAAAATCGCCGGTACGTGGCACTGCAACCCAGTCTGAATATCGATCCCACCAGGGACGTGGACCCCAACACTGGCAGCGGATACTACTGGGCCTACTCCACCATCAATACCGGCTGGGTGGGGTGGTGGTAGATGCACCCTGGGGCTACGACGAGTGGACCCATAAACAGGTCATCCCCAAGCCACCACCGATTCGCTGGCGATGGCGCATCGGTCCTGTCACCACCAAGCAAAATGAGATCAAGCCGGGACCGCCCGGTTATCCCCCAACCGGAAAAGAGGATGTCACTGTGCAACTGACCGCCGATCAGCAGGTCGAACTCTCCATCAGTGGGCAGGACAACTACGGCAACCCAGTGGAGATCACCGGCAACACCCAGTGGAAGTCATCCGACGAAGCCACCGTGAGCCTGACGGTGCATGACACCTCTCATGCCACCGCGGTAGCTGTTGGCCCGGTGGGATCAGCCGCCGTGACCGTGAGCAACGATGTCAACAACGACGGGACCGGTGACTACATCGGCTCGCTCGCCATCGACGTGGTGGCCGGGGTCATGAAGGACATCACCGTGACGGCAGGGACGCCGGAGAACAAGCCCGCCTAGCATGCCGCTCTACACCCCAGGCTGGGAGCAGAAGAACCAGATGCTCCGCATGAACGAGATCATGCGGAACTACGCCCGCTACTGGGGCGAGAATGTGCTGTGGTCGGAGTACGACGCCATGAGCAGCGGCAAGCACAGCGTCTATGACGAGGGACCGAGTCGCGCCTGGTATCCACCCGTGGTGCTACCGGTGATCTTCCTGGACTTCCGCCAGGACGATCCCATCGATACTGCAGAGGGCTTCTACGTCCTCTCCACAGCCAGCATCGTGTTCCAGGTGACTGAGGCCAACGACCGCTTCCGAATCAGCCCGCTCTTCACGGCCAATCATTTCCGTGACCGGTTCAGCTACGACAACATCGTCTACCGGGTCACCAAGTATGAGAAGCAGGGCTTTGTCCACGGCCAGTACCTGACCATCTCTGCGCTGGGCGAGCAGGTCAAGGCCGAAGAGGTGGTCAACGACGCTCAGCAGCAGGACTTCTTCGTACAGCAGATGGTGTGGTGATGGCAAAACTTCCGACACCGGGTGGCGATCTCGATCAGTGGGGGGATGAACTCAACCAGTTCCTGCTCG